CCCGCCATGTCAAATAGCACCGTGCCTGGTGAGGTGACTTGCAACCGAACAATGGGGATACGCTCCATTTCACGGTATTTCTTTTTACGAGTATTTGGGGTCTGAATAAGCACTGATTGTGACGGCTTGGCCCCTTTGCCGAATGAGCTTCCCCATGCTAGACGACCAAAGTGCACCTGCCTCATCTGGCTCAAAGGAGGCTTTGATTTAGGAGGTATAGCTCTACGAAGGTCTTTTTGGGGTTCTTTAGCCAGCCTTCTAAAGTCTTTGCGTAGCTCTTTTACATAATCTTGATCTAATCCTCGTAGAACTTTCATTACTTCGTTCCAGTTGGTGATTTCGATTCGCAAAGTGTTGGCTGAACCGAATGTTCCTGAAACTACACCTAGTCGTGTTGCTATTACAGGGAGAGCCAAGATTACCGCCAATCAATCCTTACAAGTTTACCGCTAAAAGAAAAACCGCCCCGAAGGGCGGCTTCCTTATGACTTAGGCATGTTTCTTGCTACAAGCCATCTATGCATAGTCCATAGCATGCGTTCTGATTCTTGCATCAAAACGCTAGGTGCTATGCCAGTTTCTACGGCAAGACCAGCGATAAACCAGTGAGCTGAGGAATCCCCCAGCCCCCTTATTTTGGGTCGCTGTCAGAATCTCCAACCGAAGCAACTGTTTCCAGCCACTTGTCGAAGTCGTCTTTTGTCGAGCCGGTTCGCTTCTCGGAATGCCAAGCCAAGAAGAGCAAGTGGCTCAACTTGGTCTCGGCTCCGATAGCTGAAATTGATACTTCATACTTATCTTCAAAAGCAACTAGATCTGCTGCGTTGCAAACAACGAGCTTCTTAGTCCCATTCTCGTAAGTAACTTGTAGGTTGATTTTCAATTTTGCTCCTTATGCAGTTGCGTAGCTAACTTCTCCGGTGGTCGGGAAGGTAACTGAGAATGTGCTTAGGTCTCCAACTGCACCGCTAACTGGGGTGAAGCTGTTGATTAGCACGGTTGCTGTATATGCAGGGGTGACCTGCGATGCAGCGGTTCCGTTAGCAGCGATTAGAACTACTGTTCCGATTGTTCCAACTAGAGGCTGGAAAATACGGGATACAGCACTTGCTCCGTAGTCGCTGTGGAAGTCAAGTGAAACCTGACCTGATTTTAGGCCCCCAATAACTTCAGTCCAGCCATTTGAACCGAAATCTGTTGTGGTCACCTCAGCGGCGTTGATCACCAGCTCTGCTCTCGCACACGAGCTGGAGAAATCGTTACCGTTCAAGGTCACCTTGGTGCCTGTAGCAATGAACTTTGCCAATTTATCTCCTTTTATGCATAGACGGTGACTGTGAATTCAGCCGCCAAGTAGGTTTGGTCGTTTATGGTTATAGACCCCACCGAACCTGAGCTCACAACCCGAAGGTCTTGAACCAAACCCGATAGTGTCCTGTCTGATTCTACCGCAACCTTGACAGACTGCTCGCCTGAAGGAAACATGTAAGAATCAAGCTTTCTTTGCATCGTGCGTTCTGCTGCACGACCAACTATTACCGTGATGGTGAATGTATAAAGGTTTAGACCGCTTTGATAAGCCTGATCGTATTCAACTGATTCCAAGCCAACTAAAGCCACTGGAGGGCTTGGATTATCAATTAGCTCAGACGCTGTTCTCAGCCCAGGGATGGTAGCTAGGTTAGTTGCTAAGCCGTCTCTGATGTCACTGATGCTCACTAAGCCATCCTCATTTTCTTGAATGGCATAATCAAGGCTTCGATGTCTGGGTCAATACGGCTTACACGGATAACGCCCAGTTCGCCCACGCCAGCAACACCAAGTGGTGAATCCATACGCTTGTAAAGTCTCATGGACAAAAGAATCGTTGCCATCTTGATTGCTCGTGGCACTGAGCTCCAACCAAATGTTCCAACTACCTGCACGGTTGCTTCTTCCATTGCAAGAGGGAACCAATAGTCGTCAATAGCTCTGATTTGTGTAGCAGGAGAGGGAATGCCCCCAGCAAGACTGTTGAGTGGCTCTAGTTGGTAGTCCTTAGCTGCCCAAGTCACATCGAATACTCCATCAGCAGCGGTGGAGGTTTTTAGACTGGTAAGACTGACCAAATCATCAATTTCGCACACGAAACTGTCTCTGGGGGCAAAGATTCTGGTCGCACCAACGGTCTGATAGAACTGCCTTTCGCAGATGTCATCAATCTGCCGAGAAGCCGTTTCAATGCTCAGCTCCAGAATTGTGTCGTCAACCGAATCTGTGATTCTGAGTGCGTCTTTGACTTCTTGCAGAGTGCAGTATGCGTTGGTGAGTGCCATGCTTTTAGTTTACCCTGATTCTCCGCTTGACATCTGTAGAACTAACCCCAGCCGTGTAAGGAATGTAAAGCAAAGAAATACCGTTATCATCAAGCCAGTCTTGGTCAAATTGCATCTGTCCGTAATAGTCTTTGCGAGCCCAGTCTGATCCAATCGCAATAATATCGGGCATGATTTGTAGGATTGAAGGTTTTGAATCAGCTCCAGCACTATTGGGAATAACCCTATCTACATACCTACAAGATGCTAAAACTTCTAGCCTCTCTTGGTAGGTCATTACTGGAGGCTTGCCTTTATAGTCAGCTATAAATTCATCTGTATTTAGCGAAACAACTACACTGCCCAGCTTTGAGCAGGTTTGAAGAAATCTGGCATGTCCAGCGTGAAAAAGGTCAAATGTTCCACCTGCATAAATCCTTAGTCCCATCTGTTTGCTCTCCTTGTCTCTAGGCTCCATCCGTGAACCGAATAATCGTTATCTCTAATCTTTTCGTGATAACGCTTTTCATTGGCGGCCCATGTTCTTTGATTTTGCTGTAAAAAGTCTTGTCTTGTTCTCATGGGGTCGTGATGGATGCGGGCTGAAAGTTGTTTTACCTCTATCCCAGCATTTCTAATTCTGCGTTCGTAATCATTGTCGTCAAAGTAGACAGGATAAAAAGCCTCGTCATAAAGACCGGCTCGCCTTATACATCCTTCACCAAAGATAGGTGCTGCCCACGGTGTTTGATCAACATGTGCAAAGTTCAGGGCTTCGGTATCTACTTCTCGTTCTATTGTTTCTAGGGCATCAGGATTGAACCAAGCATCATCATTGACTAAAACCCAGTATGGAGCGTAGGGAGTTGACTTTATGACCAAATTCCAAGCACCGACTAAACCTAGACCATAAGGCACTTCAATATGCCAGAGATTCTGCACGGTTTCTGGTTGCTCTGGTCGCCAAGTTTGTTTACCTGAATTGTTTATTACAACTAAATGCTCTACTGGGTAATTGATACTTTTGATTAGTCTCTCGGCAAGATCGAACCTAGTAATGGTGGCAAATCCAATAACCGGAATCATACGGACATAATCACTTCGTTGAATCGCTTGCCAATAACATCCCAAGAATACCCCTTGGCAAGCTCTAGGTTCGATTCTGAGACACTTTTGTATTGAAGTGGTGTCTTTAGCTTATCTAGCCATTCTGTGACTTCCTGTGGCGTTCTAGCTATCAAACAGCCCGTGCTGTAGCCCCTAGCTCCAACTATGGTGCTAATAACTGGTAGCCCATAACTAATTGCCTTGATAACTTTCAGCGAAGTGCCCGATCCTGCCCCCATGAGGTTTACAAATGCATGAGCTGATAGGAATAGCTGATGTAGGGTTGATGGCTCTACATGCCCCAACAGTTTGACATTTGGCTGATTGCTACGAATGAATTGACTGCACTGCCCAGCAATAACTATCTGGTAATCGGGCAAGAACTCGGCAATACTTGCAAGGGCCATAGCCGCACCTATGTTTGGCGGGTGACCGCTACCGACAAAGAGAAGAATGTCTGAACCGAATCCTTTTGTGTTTACCTCTGGTGGCAGATTGACACCATTTGGTATCAAAGTCATAGGACTATAAGACTGAATCTCATCTTCAGTAGAGCAATAGGTTACATGGTCTGCTTGTAAAGCAATCTTTTCTACCCTTGCAGTAGCTTCTTGTATTTCTGGGCCACCGATAAGTTGTTTGATTCTTGTTTCGTTATTGTGTGCATCATAAACGAATCTTTGGGTTTGGATTGCCTCTACTTGCCAAGGATGCTCAAGAATAATTAGGTCAGGCTCAATGATTCCTAGGACTGATTTGAAAGTCTCATGGGTGCCTTCTATAACTGCTAAATCCCATTCCTTGTGACGCACATAGTGAGGCAACGGTAATGCTGTAAGCGTTAGGTTGTTGTGCCTCATGCGTTGCGGTTCACCGAATGTTGGAATCAAAACATCTATTTCGTTTTCCACACGGCTAAGTAAGTTGTAGATTCTTTCCCCGCCACCAAATTGAGCTCCTACAAACGGGAATGGAGCTAGGGCAGTTATCTTCACTTCAACAGCTTCTTGAAGAATGGAACCCAGTTCTCGTTCCACACTTTGTCAGCATCAAATTGCTTAGCAAAGGCAATCGCCTTTTCGCTTTTAGCACGGTCTGCTTCGTATGCTTCATTCAAAGCTCTGACAATGCTATTGACCGAAGGTATCTGGAAGAAGCTTCCTTGTGCCTCATCCCAGAATGGCTGACCATCAATCTTCCAGCTATCTTCCGAAGCTAGGTCTTTAGAGGCAGCGTAGTTGCTTGTGATAACTCTTGTGCCACAGGCTTGTGCCTCGATTGTCGGAATACCGAAACCTTCTCCGTAAGAAGTGCTAAGCAACACATTCATTGCAGTGTAGAAGCCAGCCATGTGTTCTTCTGGGTATCCAGCTCTCAGTAAGAATGGATCTGGCATCAGCACATTCTCCCTAGGAATGCCCATGGCTTTTAGTAAAACAGCGATGTCAAATCCACCGTAGCCCCTGCCTGGTTCGGTGTGGATGTAAAGCAAACTGTCTGGATGTGACTTGAGGTGCATGGCAAAAGCAAGTAGGTTTTCTGCATAAGCCTTGCGGTGAATCTGACCATTAGCTTTGTTAGCTGCCACTATGCCAACTAGGAAGGCATCCTCGGGGATACCCATAAACTCCCTGATGTTCTTGCCAGCAATCTCATAGGTTGGCTTATAGACATTTGTGTCTATGCCGTGCGGAATGTAAGTAGATTCCAGACTGAGTGCTTCCATAATCTCTTGACCGTGCGGAGCCATGGTTACTGGAATTACATTTGACTTAGTTAGAAACTCTCTTACGCCTGGCGTGATAGTTAGATGATCCATGGGCACCCATGAAATTATTTCGCCTTTATAGTCCATCTGGTTGTAAACCCAAACATCGTAGAGGGTCATCAGATAAGGCTTATAGTCAGGGTGCTTAGTGTGGAAGTCTGCTGCCCAAATTGGGTAGACATCCGCAGAATAAAGTGTCAGACCCTTTGGGTAGTGTGGGATTTTTTCTTTACCGAATGTCAGCTCTGTTTGCTGACCTTCTAATCCGTAGTTACTGAGAGCAGCTACTTTCATCCCATGCCTGAGCATTCGGGTGATTAGTTGCTTGCCTTGCTGTCCGTAACCGGTAGGTGTTCCTGGTGAATTGCTACCGAATGCGATAGCAGCTTTTAGTAGGTCGTAGGTTGCCATAGTCACAGTGTATAAAAAGAAACCCACCCAAGCAACCTACAACTTGGGTGGGTCTCGCTTATTTCGTCAGAAACTAAGCAGCGTTTCCGATGAAGTATTTGACATGGGAGCTGTGAGTGATGTCACCGTCAAGGCGAATCAAGAATCTCCATGTGGTCAGATCGGTGTTGAATGCGAAGTCCTGGCTAGAAGCAACCTGGATTCCACCTGCTACACGAACCTTGTATGACGAGAGGTCACCGAACAATACAGACTTTGCCGAAAGGCCAGTGTCCGCCATGTGTGGGTTCTCGATTACACGGAAGCCAGCGAAGGTGTCAGGGTAGCCAACGCCTACCTGGTATAGGTAGTTGCCAGCGGTGTCCTTGAGCTTACGCATCTTTCCGATGGTTGCACCGTTTGCCATGAATGCTGCACCTGGCATGCGGCGAACTGCACCGTCTACCGAGTAAGCAAGGTCAATCAGGTTGTCAGCGGTGAACTGGCCTGTTACGGCAGTTCCACCAGTGATACCAGAACCAGCAGCAGGAACAATGCCTC